ATTCTTTCAATACCATCAAAATGGCGCTCTTGAAAATATTGAAGCGCATCATCCACTAAATCATCTAATTGATCATCATCTATATTGATCTCTAATACTGGAGCTCCTAATTGTCGCAAAGAATAATCAACTAGTTCTTGTCTGCTTGCTGGTTTTGCCATCAGTAGGTTCCTCCATCGATAAGTCCGGCATCAAGTGTTCCTGTAACATTTACATTGGTAGAGAATGTTGCCACTCCAACAACATCTAATCCACCCGCAGTAATTCTCACATCATCATTGAAAGTAGAAACATTGCCAAAGGTTGATACTCCAGCAACATTTAATTGATCTAAATTTGCACCACCAACAACATCTAATCTGTTATTGGCATCTATTAAAGAACTGAAGGTCGCGACACCGGCAACGTTGAGATCATCTACTTGAGTATCACCATCAACATCAAGAGTGCTATTGATATCTACAGCATTCAAGAATGTAGAAACACCGGCAACAACCAGTTCATCAACATCCAATTGCCCATCAATATCTAAACCACCATTAGCATCAATAGTAGTAAATGTGGCAATACCGACAACATTGAGTTGGTCTAGATTTGCGCCACCGACAACATCAAGACGATTGTTTGCATCAACAAGTGATGAGAATGTGGCAACACCGGCAACATTGAGGTCATCTACTTGAGTATCACCATCAACATCCAATCCTGCATTAATGTCTACAGCACTGCTGAATGTAGAAACACCAGAGACATTTAAAGTAGTGCTATCTAATTGTCCTGTTACTGTTATACCAATTCCTGATGTTTCAAATCTCTTTGTATTATTATAATAGAGTTCTACTGCTCCATCATCTCTGAAGAAAGCAAAGTCTTCATCAGTTGCTTGATTCAGTAGTCTGATTGTATCACTACGAAGTTGTAACTGACCAGAACCAGCATTCTGAATGATACCAGTTCCATTAGAGGCGTGATAAATCTGTAAGTCATTACCATCACCCATATTGATTTTATCATTATCACCAAAGAAGGCGCTTGTTCCAAAGGATACATTGCCTGTTAAAGTAGATACACCAGTTACATTCAGTTGATCTAAATTAGCACCACCAACTACATCTAATCTATTATTAGCATCTATTAAAGAACTAAAGGTTGCAACACCGGCAACAACTAACTCATCTATATCTAACTGACCATCAATGTC